TTAGTTCATAAGAATAACATAAGGAGAAAAACAATGAGCTTATTAATAAAAAGAGAAGACTTTCTAACACCATTCGACAGGATGTTTGATAGTATGTTTGAAACAAACTTCCCAGAAGTCGCACAGACTGTTGGGGTTAATCCATTTTCAGGAACAGCATATCCAAAAGTTAATGTGTATGAGTACGAAGACAAAGTTGGCGTTGTTGCAGAGATTCCTGGGATTGATAAAAAGAATCTAGACGTTGAAGTCGAAGATGGTGTTATGACTATCAAAGGCAGTAAGCATGGTTTTGATGAAGATACTGAAGCTACAGTTCTTAGACGTGAATTAAAGCATTCTGCTTTTGAGAGAAAGTTTACACTGGGTGAATCACTTGATGGTGATGATATTAGGGCTAATTTCAAAGATGGGATTTTATCCATTGAAATACCGAAGATTGAGCCAGAGAAACCTAAGAGAACTTTTGTTAAAATAAGTTAAGGTTATGACGTTGATCTATGAAGAGGTGATTTTCCGTTTCTTACAATATAAACTACAGAAAACGGGAATTGTGTGTAGGCTTAGGGTGGCTTTATAGTGAAACAAATCATCGAAGTTGCGGGGCAGTTGTACCTTGTAAAAGGAAAACAAGCTGTCCCCAGCTCTGATGTTAAGGGAGCAAACTTCTGGAAAAAGCAATGGAATGCTGATATTGTTTTGAGAAATGGTGATCAATATTACTTTTGTCAAAACATTCTAGAAGCTGAATTTAATGATATTTAATACTATATGGATTTTGTAAACTCAAAATTATTTCCGTACTTAGTTGCGATTAGTGCCGGCGCTGTAGCATTCAGCGCTGCATTTTTCTCTGTGTTCGGATTATCTAAGTTATTTGCCGGCGCACAAATGAGTGTTGTTATAATGGCAGGATCACTAGAATTTGCTAAGTTAGTGACAGCCTCATTTCTCTATAGATATTGGAAGACAGTACCCGCGTTCTTAAGAAACTATTTACTTGTCGGCACCCTTATTCTTATCATAATCACTTCAGCAGGTATATTTGGCTATTTGTCAAATGCATATCAGGGAGCAACCACAACTTTTGAAAAACAGTCTACTGTTCTTATGTTCAAAGAAGACAAGCTAGAACAGTTAAATGAAGATAAAGTTTTTCTAAAAAAAGAGTTAGAAGATGCTATAGCAGAATTACCTGATAATTACAGGACTGCTAGAAAGAAGTTAAGAGAAGAATACCAGCCACAAATTACTGAAATCAATAAGCAAACATTAGATGTTAAGCAAGAAATAGGTGATCTAAAGGCACAGTTAGTTGACACAGGCGTTGATGTTGGACCGGCAATCTATTTAGCAAGAGTTTTTAATACTGAAATAGACACAGTTGTAAAATTCTTTATATTCATATTAATCTTCGTATTTGATCCGTTAGCTGTATCACTTGTTATTGCTGCAAATATGGCATTTGAATTAGCAGCAGGTGTTCCAGTTAAGAAAGAACTTAAGAAGAATAAAAAACGTTGGTGGGAGATGTATAAAGAAAAACAACCAAAAAAAGTTGAGCCACCAAAAGAAGTTAAAGTTGTAGAAGAAGAAAATAAAATTGATGAGCTTCCAAAGGGAGCGTTAGACTTACGGAGTATAGATCAAAAATAATTAAAAAAAAGCCTTTACTTTGTCGCAGAAAAGGGTTAGATTGATATATCAATTATGAAAGATTTACAATCAATACACAATATGAGAGCGGATGGTTGGCTACTATCTATATCGGGATGGCTTCTGGATATACAAACGCTCTCACAAAAAAAGAGGTTACAATGAGAGAAACATTTTTTAACAATCTTTGGATGCTAGACAACCAGAAAACAGATGAGCAAATAGGCTTTATTGACTATATGAAAGAGTTAGGATTCATTGATAAGGATAGACTCGTAACTGAGCTAGGAGTTGTTTGGGAATATGAAGGTGATGAAATTCACGTAGACCATATTTATGACAATTCTTTAGTTGGTGGAGGAATTAATCAAGGTGAAGTTTTTGTAGATTTTACAGGTGAAGTTGGGACTGATGAGTATACAGAAGATCATGATGATTTATACACATCTATTCTTATGTGTTGTGAACAAGGTTTTGAACCAAGCTATATATAAAGGAGCAATAATGAATCAACTAGAAACATTTAAGAAAAATGGTGGTTACTTCATAGATGGAGTAGCATACATGGATTGCAGAGAAACAGGAGAACCTGTTGCCAATGTAAGCACAAATGCTGTATCAGTAATGGGCAGCAGAGCAGTGATGCATAAATGTTTAAGTCTAATGACAGACAATGAAAGAGATAAATTATTCGGGAAAGGATCATCTTCTTCCAAGACTACTGGACGCCCACGAGGATGGAGATGGATGAAAGAATTTGTGGACAGCGAAGGTAACGTCTACCACAAGGGTGTGGAGCAGCCTAAACTGAAAGGTAAGAGGCAAATCACTGATGTTGATGCTATTAGAAAACAGAGGCTAGCTGCAAAAGAAGTTAAAAGAAAAAAAGAAACTAAGAAGCTTATAAAGATGGCAGCTGAGAAGAAAGAACTTAAGAAGGCGATTGAAGCACAAAAAGATTTCTTAAATCATAAGGTAAAAAAGTAATGACAAAAAAAGAATGGTTAGAAGAACAGGTTATGTGCGATGAGTGGGGAAGACCACCATCATTAGCTGATGTTCCGCTAACAATAATGACAAGAAAACAAGCACTCATTAAACAGGGTGGTTCCACAAAAACAATAAATGAGTTATGGGACTCAGTAAAGGAAGGTTATAATGGCAAAAAAGAAAAGTAAAGAAAAGTTCTGGGGTAGTTACAAACAATTTACCCTGGAAGATGGAACTAAATTTCTAGCACGTGATGAAGATGATGCTAAACTATACAGGAGCAAAGTTGAAAAAAGTAATTGATTGCACAAAGCATACTAATCCTGTAATACATAAAAAGTTAAAGAGGGTTACAGTTGAAGAAGGAGAAAAAATTGCAGCACAGTTATTTCAAATACTCGCAAAGCGTAAAGATGGAATTGGTCTGGCCGCTAATCAAGTTGGCATTGACGCTGCTGTTGCTGTTGTTTGCGTCAGGGAACCAATTGTCTTAATTAATCCTGAAATCGTTTCTAAGAGTGATGAGATAGATTATTATGAAGGCTGTTTATCATTTCCAAAAAAGGGCGTTAGAACTAAACGTTATGAGACTGTTGAGATAAAAACTGAACAAGTTGAGGGCAGCTGGATATTCAGCGGTTGTGAAACTAGTGCAGACGGCAAAGGTAGCTGGGAAGCTGATGACAAAAAAGATGACCGTGCTTTAAGAACTTTAGAGGCTGTATGCATTCAACATGAAATTGATCACTTAAACGGCAAAGTAATTATGGATAGAAAAGTAGATACAACTGTCAGGCGAACTGAAAAGAAGATTGGTAGAAATCAATTAGTTACGATCAAGAATGGTGATGCTGTAAAGGTTTTAAAATACAAAAAAGCACAGACACTTATAAATCAAGGTTGGGTGATGCAATGAAAAAACCAATTGAAGTAATTAAAGAATTAGTAGAAGAAAATCCTAACAACATGCAATTAGGTGAGTTAGTTAGACAATACATAAGGGAACAATATGGCTACAAAAAACAAAACAGCAAGTGATCTTGTATTATCTGTGTTTGTTTGGTTAATTGCTATGCCGTCATTTTGTGCCTTGGCATGGTATTGTATTTATAAATTAGTAATGTGGAGTTTATATGGGTAGACTAGGCAACTGGGATAACGTTGAAAAGCGAAAAAGGCCAGTAACATTTACAAAATCAGATGAGATAATGGAATATTTAAAGCTTGCTATCTGGATATTGCTTGCTTGTGCTTACTGTTATTTCATGATTTGGGGGTAATATGTCAAAGAAAATAGAATTAACAATTGATAAGAAAGTGATAGAAGACGTTTTAGAGACGTTTTCAAAGTCACAAACAAACTTAGAATCTGTTGCTGCTAGACAGGTGATAGCAGAAAAAATTGAAGAAGCTTTGTTGCTTAAGGGAATTAGACACGATATTTATTGGAAATCATGAAATTTACTACTATATTAAAAAATAAATCATTTTGGGTCGTTAAGAAGCAATTTACAAATAAAGAAGGAAAGCTTTTAGAATACTTAACGCCAATAGGTTGTGAAGTTGTGCACCACAGAGGACTTAGGCGTGGGGCAATAACTAAAATATTAATGTTATCAAGACTAATAACATTTAAGGTTGTCACATACACCACAGATAGAAATAAACTTTATTTCAATGACATTCTAAAAGAAGGTAACTTTTTTGGAATAAAATTCTGGTCACATAGACACACAATAGAGAAGCATGGTCCAACGCAGGATGACACTATTATTGTTGATGAGTTAGAATTTACAACAAAAAATAAAGCTTTGGACTTGCTTTATAAAGTAATAATAACACTATATTTTCTAAATAGAAAAGTTAGATATAAGTTATTCTTTACATTTAATTAAGGAGACTATGATGAAGAAGTCTTGGCCTGAAGAAAGGTCTGAAATAGCAATATGGTTGTCTGGTTTTTTAGGTATCTATAAAAAATGGGTAGATAAAATACTAGACAATGATGATCACGATGTGACAAAAATAAAAATAATAGAGCTGCTAGAAGAATGGATAGGTAAGCTTGAAGAGATGAAGTTACAGATTATCAAGATGCCTGATACACCCAAACAGCAAGAGGAAGATATTTAAATGTATAGGGAAGGAAATATGATAGATCAAAATGCGACGATATTAGATTTTGAAACACTACAATATGAGTTAGTAAAAGTTTGGAAAGTACTACCATCATTGATGCCAAAATCAGAGTACATAAATCAAGATATAAATGAGTGTGCACAAGAAATATTTGAACATATGATTTACGATTGGTGGAAAGAAGTTAACCACAAACGTGGTGAATATGCACCTTCATTGAATTACAAATTAGGTGAAGCATGATAGTAAATTTACCATACAAAGTTGATGAAAATTCAACAACAATAAGTAGTTTAAATTTAATCGATTATCCATATTTAGTGTCAACTAAAAAGGAGTCTCATATTATGAAACGTGAAGATATTATAATACGTTTAGAAGCTGCAATATACGATAAGGATTGGGCAGCAATTGAATTATTATTAGAAGATCTCGAAATGGATGATGAAAATTTAGATCAAGGTTATGACCAATTCGTCGATACAGATGATGATTGGGAGTAGTTATGAAAAGAGTCTACAAACCAAAAATGTCTGACTTTCCGATACCGACGACGAAAGCACACAAATCGAAAAAGAAAAAATCAAGACAACAAGAGAAAATAGAATTATCTAAAAACTATAATCTAGAAATTGATTAAAAAAACTTTAAAAAAAGCAAAAAAAAGCCTTTACTTTTACGTAAAAAAGTGTTAGATTTATATAACAAATTAAAGGAGAGCACGCCATGCAGAACTTAAGTAAATATCTAATCGGAATAGCATTCATAACTACAATGAATGGTTATGTTGCAACTCGGTTTATGAAAGCAAATAAGGACACATATCATGAACACTATGAGTTTCTTGCTAATCAAAACAGAGAGTTGTCAAACAGGCTCTCAGAATTTTATCAGCATGGTATTAAAGTTGATGTAACAATGTATCAACCAAATACAATACAATGTGATGATACACCAAACATTACAGCTGATGGTACTAAGATCAGAATACATCATGCATCTAGATATAAATTTGTTGCACTGTCTCGTAACTTACTTGCGAGGTGGGGCGGCCCTTTTGATTATGGTGATTTTGTTTTATTAAAAGGCACAAACGGTAAGGATGGTGTTTATCAAGTAAGAGATACAATGAATTCTAAGTGGGTTAATGTTGTAGACATATTAGAATCTGAAAATGTTAAGCCGTATAAATTTACAAACGTAGATATTTTTAAATTGAATTGGACTAAGGAGAACGCATGAGACCAAACGCAGATCAGATACAAGAGAATTGGTCTGAGCTTAATAAAGTTATAGAGACACACTTTACAGGTGAACGTCTAGAAAAAATAAAATTACTTCACGAACATTTCGAAGAAAGAATGGTTTTAGCACCAGCATCAGGAAGAGCTTGGTATCACAATGCATTCCCGGGAGGTTACGTAGCGCATATTCTTAATATAATACAGTGGTCGTTAAGTTACTATGAGCTATTCAAAGCACAGGGTATGTACGTTGATGATATATCAGCTGAGTCCGTCGTATTTGCGGCTATGTTCCATGACCTTGGAAAGATAGGAAATATGGACGATGATTATTATTCACCAAACACAGATGAATGGCGCGCAAAGAAGTTACAAGAATATTATAATCACAATCCTGCAATACACTATATGACAGTTACTGACAGGGCAATATGGATATTAAATCAATTTAATATTACTATGTCAGAATCAGAATACTTAGGTGTTAGACTAGCTGACGGATTGTATAACGAACAAAACACATCTTACTTTATGGAAGGTGCAGAATGGAAAGCAATGAAAACTAATTTGCCACACATTATACACTTTGCAGACTGTTCAGCTGCTAGACAAGAAAAAGAAACTTTTATGTTATCAGGTGAGTCTCGTATAGACTTTCCGAAGTATATGAAAGGTGAATCTAAAGAAGAAGAGTTAGTAAAGAACTTAGATGTTAGTAAACTAAAAGGGTTATTTGAAAATGATTGAGATAATAGGCTTTGTATTTTTCGGAATAGTTTCAATAGTACAACTTTATGTAATAATCAACTTATATAATAAAGTAGATTTTTTAGAGCAAGTATTAGATGGAGCTTATGGGACAATACAAGAGACAATAAACAGAATGAAAGAAATTGACACACTTGGTGCCTTTGAATCTGATGATGAGACTGGCACAACATTTACTATGTTAAAAGAAGAAATTGATAATTTAGATAATTTATTAGAAGGACAAAAATAATGCCACGTAAAAAATCAAAAACAAGAATGTATTTCCATGAAGGGACTGAACAAGGAATTATAGACTATAATGCTACAGATGATTGGAGAGAAAAGAACGCGATTTATAACGCACATCTTCGTCAACCGTTTGAAAAGCTTGTTGAAAATATTATTCATACATTTAAATTTTATCATTTCGATGTGCCTACAGAAACTGTAAAGCATGAAGTAATATCGTTCATGATAACTAGGCTTGATAAATATAAACAGGGTAAGGGAAAAGCATTTAGTTATTTTAGTGTTGTTGTCAAGAATTGGTTAATTTGCCATAATAATGCAAACTATAAAAAGATGAAAACTCATACCGATGTTATTGATTTAAAACATAAAGATGTGAAAAAAGTTGTCTATGAAGAAAAGAGTGTAGAGAAAGAAGATAAAAGAATGTTTTATGATTCAATAATCAACTATTGGCAAGACAACATTAGTAAAGTTTTTAAGAAGCAAAGAGATATTGATATTGCTTATTCAATACTTGACCTTATGGATCGAGTTGAGAGTATAGAAATTTTTAATAAAAAAGCACTGTATATTCTTTTGAGAGAAATATCTGGTGCTCAAACACAACATATAACAAAAGTTCTTAATATCATGAGAACTCACTTCAAAACTCTTAATCAACAATGGGAACATACTGGAGATATTAACAATTCCGGGTCTAGAATGACATATTAGAATTATTTAAATTCTCTATATTTATAATCAAAAGGCTAGTTTTATGTCTAATGATTATGAAATATATGATGGTATGAACTTATCAGATCTCTTTAAAAAGATCGATAATAATACTAAAAGAAATAAAATACAGATTGAGAGTCTTATACAAGAGCTCATGGTATTTATTAAGGATCCCAATACTGCGATTCAGTTATTTCCTATGATAAGCGACTTTACAGAAGCTAATATTAGAAACGATGAGTTATTAGTAAAACTTGCAGCAGTTGTACAACGGGTGATGTCTGTTGAAGGCAAATCTGATTCTACAGAGTTTGGACTTTCTGATGAAGAGAAAAAAGGTATTCTTGACAGAATAAGTAAAGCAACAGAAACAATACAAAATGAAGTAGATGATATAAACCTACAAATACAGGAGTAGTAAATGTCTAGAAGAACTGTCGAGCGTTACGGCGGCGTCTGGATGGATAAAGTAAATAAACTTAATCCTGTCGAATTTACCGAAGATCTTGTCACTGAAAAACGTGTAAGAGATGTTTCGATCGACATATTTGATAAATTAAAAACAGCTTCCATACAGATTATTGCAGCTGAAGTATTAGCAGTAATATATAACGAAGAAGATTACGAAGCAATTGAAGGCGTCGATGAAAGGCATATTGGCTGTGTCCAAGTAAGATGTTTTCCTGGATTTGAACTTCCAACCGATTGGGTCTACCCATTAGAAGGCAATATTAAAAAGTATCCTGTGTATGGTGAGCTTGTTGCTGTTATTTGTATAGGTGAACAAGCATTTTATTTTAACCCAATAAACGTCAGAAGATTAGTTAATAACAATTCTGTTGTAGGAACAACTGATACTTTAGGTAAACAATTAGAGCATGACTCTGATTTATATAAAATAAATTTGAGAGGATTTAAGCCAGAACCTGGTAGGCCTACAAGACAAATTGCTGGTGATATTGTATTTGATGGCAGAGATAGACAGTCAATAAAATTAGGAAAAAATCATAATCTTGAAGAGACAAAATCAGGATCAGTCATTAAATTAAGATTAGGAAATGAAGAACCTAAACAATCAAAGAAAATAAATAAACCAAAAGAAGAAGATATTGTTTTAGACGCAGCTTCAATTTACATGACAGAAAAAGAAGAAGTTAAGTTATCACCTGCAAGAAATGTAAATGAGAATATTACACCTAAATTACATAAAGGAAAACAAATTATTATAGATGCTGATAAACTTATTTTTAATACAAAAGATGGAAACAAAAATAATATTGGTGTCTACTCAGGACATAACTTAAATTTAATTTCAAAAAATGATGCAAATATTATAGGAAAGAGAGTTTATGTTGGATCACCAGAATCTGCTCCAGGCGTTCAGCCCGTCGTATTAGGTGATGCACTTGTTGATCTTTTGTTTTATATGTCACAAGCTTTAGAATCTGCAGGCACAGATTTACAGTCTGGGACAGGTATAAGTCCTCTAGCAGCAGCACCGAGTCTTGATCCTCTAAAACAAAAAGCAGGTGCAGCAATGGCTGCATTATTTGGATCTTCTGGAAAATTTAGTAAAGAAAATTTAAAAGAAGCTTTGCTAAGCAAACACGTTTATGTTTCAAAACAAGGTAAGTAATGTTAGATTGCAAAAATATAACAAGCCTTAGAAGAACTCTTAGCGGCGGCGCAAAACTCCTCATGGGTGATCAAGTATTAAACGGCTGCGCTGTTAAAGTCTCTAACACGTTTACAAAAGGCACAGTTACTGAAGCAGAAGAGAAACAAAATAAAGCAGTAGCAGAAATATTTGATATTAGTCCTGATCAAATTGATGGGGATCCTATTATTACAACACCCATCGGAACAAAGCTATATGCTCCGGATCCATTTTTTATTGTGGAGCCAGGATGGGAAGTTTGTGAAGGCGCAACAGCAGAAGTTATACATGCAGGATACGGTGGTGAAGTAAGACTTTTTGGAGCAGGTGCTGATTTATTACAAGGTGATCTAATTGTAAATGGAACAGTAATTGGTCCGGATGGTACAGTATATGAGGCACCGTTCAATGTTCCTGGACCAGGATATAGAGTAGGACCTGATGGCAGTGTCGTATCGCCTACAGGCGGAGGTGAAGAAGACTATTGTAGTTTACAAGAGTTGGCAGGAAATGTTAGAGGCGAAAAAAGAATAATAGATTTAGATATTGATTTAGATCTGGATATGGATATTCCAGGTTTAGACATGACTTGGTGGGTCCCGATACAAGAAAAAATAAATGAGATAACACAACTCCAGGGAAAACTAGTTGCAAAAGTTCAGATGCTCGCAGACAAAGCAAAGTATGATCCTGAAGGTGATGTTTGTAAGTACAGACCAGAGGCACAAAAACTATTACAACTTATTAGAGATGTTCAGAGAATATTATCTCAAATTAGAAGAGTTGTGCAAACTGTTAGAACAGCAGTTAACACAGTAAAAAGAGTAATAAGAATTATTGAAAGTATATTTATGATTGGCAAGGCTGTTAAGCTTGCAATGGTTTATTTATTAATAAAGCAAATGGTTTTAGGTTTAGCACAAATGATAGAAACACTAGCTAAAGGAATATTAGACGCAAATAGAGTTTTACCTATACTAATTGCGCAACTTTCAGCAATGATTCAAGCTTGTGCTAATCAAAGAGGTTTAGAAAGCGGTTTAACAAAAGAAGACTGCGAAGCTTTAGGCGGCACTTGGATCGAAGGTAAAAGAAAAGGAGATTTAGGTGATGGAAGCGCTGGTAAGTATGGTGACGAAATAAGTGCACTTCTTGATTCACTAAATGATGACTTAGACCTATATTTAAAGCCAGGTTTACCACTAAAAGAAGGTGATGAAATAAACGGTGGGTGTGTTGTAGGACCTGAAGGACAAAAAGTTTATGTAGGTCCAATACCCCCAGTATCAGAGCAAGATGAAGATCACACATACCAAATTGAAAAATTTGTAATACCAGGTGAAGGTTGGTCTGTATGTGATGAAGGTGCTTCTGGACAATCTGACAATGCTACCATTTCTGAACAAGAGATGCAAGCTATATTGGACGCACAAATTGTAGACATATCTGAGTGCTTGACTAGAATAGATGAGATTCAAGCAACTGCAGATTTCATAGAGTAAAAATAAAGGTAATAAAATGAAAGCAAATACTATAATCGCATTAAAGAAAATAATAAAAGAAACTGTTGAGAAAGAAGTTGCTAGACAAATAAACGTAGTTGTGAAAGAATTAGTTTCTCCAACACAACCAAAAAATGGTGCAACTACAACGCCTGAATTGGCTGCTTCAGAAACAAATCTTCCTTCATACATGCAAGAACAAAAAGAAGATAGACAGTTAGCAAAAGATCCAGTCTTAAATAAAATATTAAATGAGACACAAGGTGGAATTGCTGGAGAACCGATGCCAACTATGGGAGGTGGAGCATATACTTCAAATAGAATGGGAGAAATTGCAGGAGGTGTTCCAATGCAACCTACAGGAGATACGCCTGATTTTATGAAAAAAGCGATGAGTGGACATTCAGCAAAAGTTGTTAAAGCTATAGAGAATAAACATGGCACTAAGTCTTAGAAGATTAATACACAATTTAGCTAATATCAAGCATGAGCATACGAATCAGAATAAGTTTCTGAAGACTAAGGCTAAGATAAAAGAAATGCGTGGAAATATTAAAGAAGCCTCGAAAGATGCAAATGCAATACATGATTATGTATCAAAAGCAGATGTTAGTTTTGGATCAGGAGGCGGACCACCAATACTTGAAAAAAAGTCTTTTACATTTATTGCAGATTATATACAAAAAATTCAAGTAACACCTAATCAGATTGAAAGAGATAATTTATATAAGAAAATGAAAAATGATTTAGAGATAGGTATATCAACTTCTCGAGCTGGTAGATATTTAACTACACGGGGTAGGTCTCGTGAGCTAAACGGAAAGTTCCAACAGCTTGCAGGTGACTTACTAAAAAAATTATTGAGCCCTAAAGGAAAATTAAAATAATGGCATTAGAGAATCCAAGAAATGCAGCCGTAAGAACACGCGACAAAGATCCGGATACTTTTATTGGTGTCACTTTACCGTTTAGACTTGGCAAAGAAGGTTGGTTTAGATCTTCTAAATCTGTAAGTGAGCAGACAAAAACAAATCTTAAAAATTTATTGCTAACCGTAAAGGGTGAAAGAGTTAACCAACCAGAATTAGGTTGTGAACTTTTTAATGTATTATTTGAACCTATGGATGATACGCTAGGGACAAAGATAGATACATCAATAAGAGAGGCAGTTGCTACATGGTTGCCACACGTTGTTTTAAAAAGTGTAGTTGTTGATTTAAGAGAAAATGAAAATCTTGTAAATGTTAGCATAACTTTTTCAACAAGTGTAGATCCTGGCGCAACAGATTCTATTACACTAAATTTAGCTAGGGCCGGAGAATAAAATGGCAATCGATCAACAAAGACCAAAAGATATAAATTTTTTAAACAAAGATTTTACAGGATTAAGATCTGATTTAATAGACTTTGCAAAAACATATTTCCCTGCATCTTATTCAGATTTTAATGAAACTAGTCCTGGTATGATGTTTATTGAAATGGCTGCTTATGTTGGCGACATATTATCATTTTATATAGATGAACAATTTCGTGAATCTTTATTAGCATACGCAGAAGAAAGAAAAACAGTTTTTGATATAGCACAATCATACGGATACAAACCAAAAATTTCTACACCTGCAAATGTAACAGTTGATTTTTTCCAAACAGTTCCGGCAAAAGGTACTGGAGATAATGTAACGCCTAACTATGACTACGGTCACAGAATAAAAGAAGGAACTGTAGTTAGTGCTGATCAATATGGTAAGACATTTAGAACAGTTTCAGAAGTTGATTTTAGTACATCTGGCTCTTTGGATCCTGTAACAGTTTCAATATACGAAGTAAATCCAAGTACTGCTACACCGACAAAATATCTTTTAAAGAAACAAGCTAGAGCAGTTAGCGGCGAAGTTGTTACAGAACAATTTACTTTTACATCTGCTAAAGCATATGATATGTTGACACTAGGGAACAATAATGTATTAGAGATTATTTCAGTTACAGACAGTGATGGGAATAAATGGTATCAAGTTGAGTCACTAGCACAAGATTTAGTTTATGAAGAAGTTAGAAATGATGCAGAATTTGACCCTAACTTAGCAGGCTTTAATGATACAACACCGTATATGATAAAACTTCTCAGAACAAAAAAGAGATACAAATCATATATTAAGTCTGACGGATCATATCAATTAAGATTTGGTTCTGGCACAGCAACACAAAATGATGAAGAGGTTATACCGAATCCATCAACTGTAGGAAATTCAAATGTAAATTCTGATTTCTTAAATACAAATTCTGCACTTGATCCTGCGAACTTTTTAGAAACAGCTGTTTACGGTGTTGCACCCTCAAATACAACACTAACAATTAAGTATTCAATTGGTGGCGGTGTTGATGATAATGTTCCTTCAAATAGTATTTCTTCTTTAAGAAGTTTAACAGCTGAAATTAATAATAACGGACTTGATTCTGATTTAGTTACAGAGTCTGCAGACTCAATATCAGTTAATAATCCAGGTCCTGCAACTGGTGGAAAAGGTGCTGAAACAATAGACGAGATAAAAGAAAATGTAAAACAATATTTTCAAGCACAATCTAGAGCTGTTACAAAAGAAGATTACATAACAAGAATTTATAGCTTACCAGCAAAATATGGAAATGTTGCTAAAGTTTACATAACACAAGATGACCAGTTAAATTCTGGTGAAGGTGTAATACAAGGCGACGTTTTAACACCTGAAGTATTGATGGAAGAATTTGTTGACAAAGGTGAATCATTAAAAGTATCTGATTTAGAAGTTAGAGTTCCTAATCCTATGGCACTAAACTTTTATGTCTTAGGATATAATAATAGCAAACAACTCGTAAATGTTAATGAAGCAACAAAAAGAAATATTAAAACATATATGGGACAATATAGAATACTTACAGACGCGATAAACTTAAAGAATGCTTATGTAATTAATATAGGTGTTAGGTTTACAATTTATGCGAAAAGAGGATATAACAAAGAAGAGGTTATCTTTAAATGTATTCAAAAAGTAAAAGAGTATTTTAATGTAGATAAATGGCAAATCAATCAACCGATAATGTTGGCTGATGTTGCATATCAAATCTCTTTGGTTGATGGTGTGAATAGTGTTGTTCCACCTGTTCAAGATAATCCTGATGGTAACTTGATAGTTATAACAAATAAATTTGAAACAGCAAGCGGATATAGCGGCAATCTTTTTGATATAACAACAGCAATAAGAAACGGCATCGTTTATCCTTCTTTAGACCCATCAATATTTGAAGTAAAATTTCCTGATATAGATATTGTTGGTAAGTGTTTAGGAGATTATTAATGGCACATCTTTTTATAAAACCTAATAAAGACGCAACACTCAGAAGAGGTGCAACAATTGCAGGCACATCTAGCAATGCAAACTTTGGCGGAGATGAAATACTTGAAATTGGAAAAAGTTTTCAAGCAGAAGGTACATCAACATCTGCCATACAAAGAGCTGTAATAAAATTTCCTCTTACAGATTTTTCTTCATCACAAGCTGATGGCTCGATTGGAAGTGATGTTAAGTACTTTTTAAATTTATATGATGCCGGCGCATTTGAATTAACTAGAGATAATAATGATGTTGAAGTTTATGTAGTATCTCAAAGTTGGACAGAAGGCGACGGTAAATTAACAGATGATCCTACCATCGAAGAAGGTGTTAGCTGGAGATATAGGACAGGAGTTTCTGAATCTTTAGAATGGAAATCAGGAAGCAATGCAGACTGGGGAGCAACATACTTTTCTGCTTCATATTATTCAGCATCATTTTCATTTTCCAAGACGGGCTCAGATGCAAGGATTGATGTTACAGAAATGGTTAAGACACTTATAGCAAATAGCCAATCAAATGAAGGTTTTGTTATAAAGCGACCTGCAAGTATTGAAAACTCAACTTTAAATTATGGAACACTTAAGTTTTTCTCTGGTGATTCTCACACAATTTTTAGGCCAAGACTTGAAGCAGAATGGGATGATGCTTCTTGGTCTACTGGTTCTCTTTCTGCACTAGGATTAGATGAATTAGGAAATCTAGATGTCTATATGAATAGTTTTAGAAGACAATATAAAATGGGAACTGTATCTAAAATAAGAGTTAAGGGCAGAGAGCTTTATCCTGCAAGAACTTTTGGAACATCATCAGCATATTTAGATTGTGCATATTTCCCATCAGCATCTAGTTTTTATTCTATAGTTGATGCAAAAAGCAATCATACAATTATTCCTTTTGGTAGTGGATCAAAACTAAGTTGTGATTCAACTAGCAACTTTTTTAAATTAAGAACAAGTGGGTTAGAACCAGAAAGATATTATAATGTTTTATTTAAAGTTGTCAGCGGAAGTGGTGCAACACAAACAATACAGTTTATAGATAATGACTATCAATTTAAGGTGGTGGAATAATGCCATATACAGAAGCAGAATTACAAGATAATTTATACTTCCAGTCAATTAAAAAAAGAGATGAAGAATTATATCATTCTCAGTATCAAAAAGCGCATAATAAGTTTATGGATAGAGAATCTGAGTTTGAAGAGAATGAACAAAAAAGATTAAAAATATCGATGAGAGATGTTGAAGATGCACTAAAACTTTATGAAGACCCAATTAATGGCCTATCATACCCCAGTCCTTGTCAAAAGCTATATGTTGAATTATACCAAAGAAGGTATAGGACTCAAGAAGACACTGTTGATTATATCGATAGAAATTTTACGGAGTTGTAAATGGCAAAAGTAGATCCAAAAAATAGAAGAAGTCAAATACTTCCTCCAAAGATTGCACAGTTTGTAACATTATCAGATGTTAATGACTATGTGCCTTTTAGAGATACACTTCGATTTCCACAGTTTAGTAATGAAACTTATGGTTCTGTAAAATGGCCAGAAGCACAATTTGGATCTCATCAAAATGATTATGTAAGAGTAAACGTTTTTGGAGATGATGACAGTCTTATTACAACTACATACTTGAATCATAATGAATTTGATACAGGTACAGATAATGTGTTAGGTTATCCAACAGTAGAATTAGATACAGGAAAATTATTAAGAGACATTGGATTTAGAAGAGGCAGATTCAGAGTTAAATTTTCTTTTTATCGAAACATGTTTGGAAGTCCATTTCCTCTTCTTGTAAATGGTGATGAAAAAATTTACATGGGCGGTTATGAAGAAGATAACCAGAAAAAATTATTTGCCACAAGTCCTCATGTACCTTCAGACACAAATGAAGGAGATAGAGTTTATCCAAAAGCAGACAAAGCAACACTCACAAAAATATCTTCTGACAGAACAGAAATTATTCTTTCGCCTCCATTTGTAAATGATACAGATTATTTAGAAAGATTTAGAATTGCAGCATATACATGCTTAAATGATTTTGGTGATGATGGTCAATTAGTTTCTTTTGGCGAAGGTGACACATCTAATAGAGTAACACTTATTGGATATGATGATGTGCCTAGACAATACATTAACGGAATGTTAAGAATAAATAATGCTTATTTTTTAGGAAATAGAGTAATACCTGCAATCACTGCTGAATATGTTGTTGAGCCAGCATTAACAACAATAGATAAAACACAAAATTTATTACAAGGAAGAATATTAGATAGCGACTATCAGTGGAGGCCACACACAGTTTATAAAAATGGTGTTAATTCTATATCATCTGAAAATTCTTCTTTGATGAAAATTGATACAGTTATAGAACAAACGCCAGTAGGAAATCAATGTGTTAGAGTTGAATATCAAACTACAGAGTCTGATACACCTTCATCTGCAAATAGGTCTTTTGGTTTATCACCGCTGTTAAAAATTTATAGATCGATTGAAGGCCAAGAGATGACATTCAGCCTTTATGTAAAAGCAGATCAAGAAGCTATTGGTTCTAGAGTTCAATTATTAGCACATGCAGGTCCGTGGGGTGCAGAAGGTTCGACTAAGACGTCTCAAAGATTTGAAATGACAGGTGAGTGGCAACGAATATCTTTTACTTTTATTCTTAATAATGTAGGTGAAGGAAATGAATTAATTCATCTTAGAGCAATACATTTTCCAGATGGCGCTTACAATACTCAAATTGAAACATCAGTTGTTGGTGTTGGATATTTTTATGGAGGTGCCCAATTAGAAGCAGGAAACTCTGTAAGTGAATTTACAAGAAATGAAGATGACACAACTGAAACTGTAGAAATAGCAGAAGCAGGAACAATAAGATTCAAGGATCCTGACTCTAATGAGCCAACAGAAAGAAGAGTTCTATCAGCTGTATTAAATCCTACTGATGAACCTTTCAATCCAAAAATGATAGGCAATACAATATTAATAAATGATGGTATTGCTATCGATGATTTCTCATCTCAAATTACAATACAAGATACAGAGCACAGAGAAATAAGAGATTTATATACTGTTGTTGATGAAGAATTTTCAAAGCCAGGTGATTATGTTGGTCAGCGTGAATATAAAGGTATAACAATACGTTGGGCAAAAGAATTAAATTCAGCTATATGGGTTCTTGGTGAAAGATTTGGTGAGAGAATATGGTCTTCAGGATGGAGTGCTGCTCCTGGTGATCAGAAGTGGAGTGAGGTTGGAACTGCTCATATTGGTTATCATGCTCACTGGTCGTATGGCGGAGTTGATGGTGCTAAATCACCTTGTATGTATTTTCCAGACTTAAATTACCAACCAGATATTTTAGAAGCAAGGCAAGAAGCATTTATAGCAGCAGCAACTGCAGATACAGGTTACTACACAAGTAGAGGTGAATCTGATCCTAGAATAACAGGTGAATATTACAATAAAGAATGGTGGAAGCACAGGTATCAAGCTATAGCAACAAATAGAGGCGGCGTTTCCGGATCTTCTAGCACAATAGGACCGCTAGCAAGATATGGTGCAAAACCAGGTGATACTGTAAGACTATCTTGGAAACAAAAGTCTAGACCTGCAGAACCAGTATTCGATGAGGGTGGAAGAAAAGGTGCTATGCTTAGAATGTATCACTGGAGAAGAAATACATTCAATGCACCACCAGAACCAATTGTTAGTGCTTTTGAAGTAAGGCAAGAACAAATTGATATGATAAAACGTATCGAATCTTTTAGACAAGATGCTAGCTATAATCCTCTTAATAGAAAAGTAGACAGTACAAATTTTCCTGATGTTAAAATGCGAAAAGGTGATATTAGTGAAGATGAATATTTACTAAGAAAAGTAGAATTAAATCAGTTTGAAGCTAGAGGTTCTATTGACATATTTGCACCAGGTTCAGGATTCAAGACTTATAGAATTAATAACGGCAGCGGACAAACCGTAGGAGACTCAGGAATTGTATCAGCTGTTAATGCTACACAGACAACTATTTGGTACGGAAAAAATGACGAACTTCGTGATAAACTAGATAATGGTATTTTGTACAGAGCTCAAATTACTGATGCTGATGGCATCCAACAAGCTCCAGATATAGTACCATTTGATGAAGTTCCACCAATCGATATGCCGTTTGGAGGTCCATCTATACAAGCTTACGGTAAAGCGATAGGCGCAATGTACACACCTACTGTACCGCCTAATGAATTAGGTTATCCTCAAGATTATGCAGAAATGGAATATGATGACGTGCCGTCAGAAGCAAAACCTCCAGCAACAATAGGACCAGGTTTTCAAGATGACTATGATGTAAAAATGGGAATGACAGGTTTACGCCCAACTTTAACTACAGACAATTGGTCTTATAGTTTTATAAAAAGAGCTTGGTACGTGAAAAAAGAATATAAAAATGCTGGATGGAGATGGAATGATGAGTCTGAATCATGGTACAATATTAATCAGCCTCCAGGACAAGGATTAATCATACCTGCTATATTAACAATAGGTGGAGATCTATATTTTTCAGAGGCGCTTGGCTGGATGTGGACAGGACTTGAATGGAAATCATGTTTAGAGTTATGTAGAGTAACACCATTTTTAGCATTGACTTCAAATGATACGTATGAAAATTATGATAGAAAATCAGCAGCATATCCAAATGCATCACAAGACTATTTGATAACTACATTTTATGAAACAGGAGAACAATACTATCCTTCAGATGCTTTAGTAGATAATTCAAAAACAAAATCAACTGATGGCAAATTTAAATGGGGTGGTATATTAGGCTGGCAATTTCAAGGTGAGGCTGAAATTAGCTCTGATGGGAGCTCAGCAACACAATTACAATGGACAGATGTTGCTTCATTAAATGTTGACGGAACTGTTAATACTAGATTTAACAAATATATAGAGTGTTTTGAATTAAATGAATGGGAAGATGCATTTGTAGATTTTATAATTCCTGATGATGATAGTTTTGGTCTTTATACAAATACATCTTTATATGTCGTTGGTAGCAGAGGTGGTTTTGGTGAGTTATGGGTTGATAAAGTAAGAATAGATATATTACTTACATCTAATGAAAGAGTTAAGGTTGACCAAACAGCAAAATTATCAAAGCTAGCGCTAACAATTCA